TGACCATGACCAAGAGGAAGTGGATGGTCATAACGGGTTAGTATGATTTGAATTTCTCGTTCAATCGCTCGCATTCCGCGGCTGCTGCCTCTCTGTCCTCGTATCCATCACCAATACTCCCGCCTGTATGGCTGTCCTGAATCATAAACCAGCGTTCAGCCGCAGAGATTGGCGGGCTGTGAATACCGTTTTTAACGCCTCGGACCTCAACCCGAGGAACATCTGTCACAACGTAGCGTGTGGTCATGGTGCTTTCCTTGCTTGAGTGATCCTCATGCATACCGGAATTTAGAAACCCGTTCAATCAACCTTTCGTCAGACTGAGATAGATCATGACAGCCAAGCAATACGACTGGGGGCGCGGCATGAATAGGCCAAATCCTCCAGCCGAGCTGCTGAAACTATCTGATGAGTCCGACGTGTTCATGCGCTTGGTGCCAGCCAAAGGCGTATGGAGGTGGATACAAACAGAGATCCTGGCCGACACCGGCAGCATTCACAACGAAGACCACGCCCATCTGATCGATGCTGACATCTGCATCATGTGGGCCTCGTCTACATTCACGAAGCAGGGTCGCACAGTGCTGGGCCAGGCCGAACAGGTATGGGCGCAAGAGCAGGCAGGGGAGGCCACCGAAGGCGAGCTTCTGCATCTTGTGTACGTGCTCTGTGAAGGCGCTATCGACGGCCTGGAAAACATTTATCTCGGCGAAGAAGAGATAGCCTCGTTTGGCGAATTCGCCAGCTACGAACTGATTGTCAATCCAGCAGAGGTCAATGCGTACCTCAAGGCCAACTGCCCAGACTGGAAAGACAGTCAGATCGGACGTGGCTTGTCGTTCGTGCGCGTCACGCTGAAATACAGCGCCGAGCGGTTCCCGTCAGGCATTCCTGACACCCGCTTCGTAGTCCGTGGCCGGAATGACATTTACGACCCGCGTACCGGCAACAACATCTACACCGCCAACACCGCATTGCACATTCTCTGGTACCTGCGTAACCGCTGCAACGTCCCAGACGACGAGATCATTTTCGAGACCTTCGCCAGTGCGGCAAACGTCTGCGATGAAACGCTGACCAATGCCGACGGCTCGGTCAGCCAGCGATATCGCACCTCCTGCGTGATTGGTGCTGACGAGCAGCGTCCGGGCGTACTGCAGAAGCTGGAAGCGTCATGCGCCGGCAAGCTGATCCGTGTCGGGGGCCGTTGGATGCTCCAGGCCGGTGCCTACTACGGCCCGCATGACTTCGAGATCACCGAAGACATGATCATCGGCACTGTGTCCGGCAGCACCGAGTCGACCAACGATTCCGCCATCAACACGGTGCGCGGCACATTCATCGATCCTGAGCAGTCCTGGACCGAGACGGATTACCCGGAGGTCAGCGTTTCCGAATGGATTCTTGAGGACGGCGGCGAAGCTGCCGAGACTATGACGTTCTCGTATGTGACCGACGCATATCAGCCGCAGCGCCTGGCGAACATCGCTATGCGCCAACGTCGGGCTGGCGGTGCGATCAGCCTGCCGATGAACTTCTGGGGCTACAACTGCAGGCCTGGTCGCGTCGTGCGTGTGAACCTGCCATCACTGAACATCCTAGGCGAATTCATCGTCTCGGACTGGTCGATGGGTGACAACGAAGGCTGCACGGTTCAAGTCAAGCAGTACGAGGCGGCAATCTTCGATGACGCCGTGGGCCAGCCTTACAACCCGCTGGGCTTCATCAACCTGCCAAGCGGCGGGCTTGGGTCGCCCACCGGGCTTTCATGGTCGGCTGGCGATGCTGCCGAGGTGGTGCAGGGCGTGCTGTCGTGGATTCCGCCGCAGGGCATTGTCACCTCGTATGTGGTCACGGTTCGCCAAGGCGGGAATGCCGTGCAGTCGCGCTCTGTGCCTGCCACTGCCAACACGCTGGCTATCAACGGTCTGCCGTCGGGTGCGTACACCATGAGCGTCGCCGCTCTGGGGCCTATGGCCCGGTCTGGCGAGGCGACGATATCGGTGAGCATTCAGGGGCCGCCAATCCCGGAATCCTGCGTCGTACAATCTTCGCTCGACAGCATTGTGCTGATCCCGCAGAACCCGAACCACGCCTTGAACGGCGGCACTTACGAATACTTTTTCAGCACCAACCCGAATGCAACATCAGGGACGGCTGAGTACATCGGGCAAGGGCTTTCTTTCACTCACAATGGCTTGGCGTTTTATACCAACTATTACTATTTCATCCGATCGTCCAATGCATACGGAAAAAGCGCTTTTCTCTATGTTCCAGCCTCCACGTCGAACGATGTCTCCGCCTACTTGGCGGCTCTAGCCGGGAAGATCTCCGAAACCGAGCTCGGCCAGAACCTGGTGGAGAAAATCGACCTGATCGACGGCAATGGGCCGGGTTCGGTCAACGACCGCTTGGCGGCAGCTAAAGCTGAGCTGGCCGAGCAGATATCTGACGTTGATGATGCGCTGGGCACTGTCAGAGCGGAACTGCAGCAGCAGATCGACAGTATTGCAGACCTCGCCGATTCCATGCCTTACAAGCCGGGTGAGACCTACGCGGCCGGGCAGGGCGTGCTGGGCGCTGATGGCATCATTTACCAAGCCACGCAGAATGTGCCGGTTAACACGCCACCGCCGAACATCACTTACTGGCTGAGCGTGGGCCAGGCGGTGGCCACGGCCGTGGGTCTGGCGTCGCGAGTGCAGACCGTTGAAACGAAGGTTACGTCCATCGAGGGCGTCAACACCGCCCAGTCGCAACAGATCACCGGCCTGCAAACGTCTCTGGACGGCAAGGCATCGGCCAGCAGCGTGCAGTCGCTCGGTAATCGTGTCACAGATGCCGAGGGGAAGCTCACCAGCCAAGGCTCCGCCATTACGGCGATCAACACTGAGCTAGCCGGTAAAGCCAGCAGCGCCACGGTGCAGGCTCTGAGCAACACTGTCACCCAGCAAGGTCAATCGATAACGGCGCAAGGCCAGGCCATTACAAGCGTGACGGCGAGCCTCGGAAACTCTGGCGGGCAGAACCTGTTTTTCAACCCTGCATTCAGCAAGGAGAGCGCAACGGCAGGACTGGCCGAAGGCTGGTCGGTTGACTCAAATGCGTCGGGGGGCACCAGCTCGGCTTCGATAGTTGCGTCCTGGCTGGTTGGCTCCGAAAAAGCTCAGCGGGTAGATGTCACCGGGCTGAACCAGAGCTCTATCTATCGTGGGATTCGCACACAAGGTATCAACTACTGGCCAAAGGCGAAGGCCGGGGCTTCGGTTGTTGCGTCGTGCTATGTGCGTGCAACCGCAGGCCTGGTGTTCAGGATATTCCTACAGGCAGTGGACACTGCCGGGACGCCTATCGCCGCACCTTCTGGGCCTCTGGTCGTCGCTACTGGCGGCAGTCAGCGGATCAGCTATGACTATCCAAACCTTCCGGCAGGTACGGCGGGCGTGCAGGTCTACTTCCGTCTATATGGTTCGGACACTGTCAGCGCAGGCTTTGTGGAGTACACGCGGGCGCAGCTTGAAATAGGAACCACGCTTACCGGCTGGAAAGACAACACCGCAGTGCTGGGTGCCGAGCAATCGGTGACGTCCTCAGCAGTGGCGGCGCTCAACTCCAGCGTAAGCCAGCAGGGTGCCACGATCATTGCTCAGGCATCCAGCATGCAGGCGTTGCAAGCGTCCTACAGGGACGACGATGGTGAAGGCGAGCTGGCTGACGCGCTGAAGGGTTACAACAGCTCGGCAAGCATCGTGCAGGAGGCCGCTATAAGGTCCACCCAAAACGAAGCCTCCGCCAGAATGATAACGCAACTGACCGCTTCGGTTGGCGAAAACACTGGGCGAGTAACGGAGCTGCGGGAGGTCGTCACTACCAATCTGGCGTCGACTGCTTCGTCTATTCAGCAGCTTTCTGCCTCTGTCGCTTCTGCAAATGATGCGACCACGAAGAACACAGTAGCGATCCAGCAAACGGCTACCGCCTATGCGGACACAGCCGGAAAGCTGGCGGCAATGTATACCGTCAAATTGCAAATCAACGCCAACGGCCAGTACGTCATGGCGGCAATCGCTGCAGGTATAGAGAACGTCGGCGGGGTCCTGCAAAGCCAGATCCTTATGTCGGCTGACCGGTTTGCGCTGGTGAATACTTTAGCGGGCGGGGCGGTATCGACACCGTTTGTTGCTCAGAATGGTCAGTTGTTCCTCGGCCATACTTTCATCCAGGACGGTACGATCACGAACGCCAAGATAGGCAGCTACATCAGCTCGACAAACTATATAGCTGGTCAGTCCGGGTGGATTTTGAACAAGGACGGTACGTTCGAAATTAATTCACCCCTTGCCGGTGGTGGTAAGCAAGTAATAAACGGCCAAGGCGGCAAGGTTTACGACGAGAGGGGCCAGCTGCGCTACCAGTGGGGGAATTTGGCCGCATGAGTTACGGAGCCAGAGTTTGGGACGAAAACGGGAATGTGGTCATGGACACGACCACGTTCACTTATCAAGTAATTTGGAAGGGAGTTATTGATTTTAGTGACACGTCCGGATCAACCGCGAAAGTAATCACTCTCAGTATTCCGGGATTTGATCCAGGCAACTGTGTCTTTATGGTAATTCCCTCGCGGGCGCAGGACATTCAGTCCGCTGAAGGCGATGCGCTCGGAAACACAAAGTCCTACCCCTACGTGACTACATCGGTGGGCCAGGTAGTTCTGAGGTCGGCCAACCCGTCAGCAAATCTCGGTAACACCAACCAGACGCGCATTGTCGCAAAAGGCTTCGCAGTGAGGTTCAAGACATGAGCTTTGGCGTTATCAGCATCAATGACAGCTCGTTCGTGCAGATCGATTCGGAAACGCCTCGGCTTTGCGTGCTCACGAAGGGTAGCTATTCAGGAACCACAAACGCAAACGTCACCTTTCCGCGCGCGGTAACGAGTGCTGATCCGCCGCTTGTGTTCATCAGGCCCGATCAAAACGGTATCGTTCAGGTGCCAATATCGGTGTGGTTTACCGGTGGGCCGGGCAACTGGACAGGCTTCGCAATGAAGGCATCAAACGTCCAGAGCACGCTGAGCGGCCAATACTTCATCGCGGCATGGGCTTCCATGGGCACCGCATCTTTCGGCATGCGTATCTGGGGACCTGGAGGCGAGCTTGTATATGACAGTGGGGCACCACCAGTTGTTGTCACATTCGCAGCAGGCAACTGGACATACGTAGGCAGCGAGCAATTGAGTGTTGGCCAGCGCTATAGGTGGAGCATCGACAAGGCTCTGGGAGTAGGTGAGTTCATATCTATTAACTCGTTTGCGCTTCACTGCCACAACGGTGCGAACGGTGGCGGCTGCGGCATTGCCGTGGATTACGCGAACTCAAAAATCATGATGTACAGCCTCGCCACAACTGCGTGGACCGACCAGGGGCATCGCCCGTTTCTCTGCGCAAAACTAACCGCCTGAATCAAGGCAGACAATTAGGAGCATTCGATGCCTTGGTATAAATCGGGGACGGTTTCCGTCACCCAAAATTCGAACGCGGTCATTGGTACCAATACCGCATTCATAGCAAACAGCAGGGTTGGCGACGGCTTTCGTGGGCCGGACGGCGGTTGGTATGAGGTCACCAACATCGCCAGCAACACCGCGATGTCGATTGCGCCAAACTATCAGGGGGCCACCAACAGTGCAGGCGGGTATGCACTTGCCCCATTGCAGGGGTACGTCAAGGATTCTGCTGATGCGCTGCGGGCGCTGGTCAATCAGTTCGGCTCCACGCTTGCGGTGCTGGGCACTTCTGGTACCCGCGAGGGTGTGCGTGGAGCACTTGCAGCTGCTGCCAGCGGCAATAACGGCGATATCGTTTCCTTGTCTGGCCTGACCACGGCGCTGACAATCGAACAGGGAGGCACCGGCAAGAAGACTGCTAGCGAAGCCATCCAGGCGCTCGGCGGTGTTCGCCTCGGAGCGGGCAACTCTTCCATAGGTACAAGCCTGTTTTCTGGCGCGCCGCCCGGTATCGCGTCCATAAGTTCCACGAACAACGACAGCAACACCGCGTTGCGGATCGCCAACGCCGCGAACAATAACGCCTCAGCTGTGATGACGTTCATCCGGGACACGGTTTACGGCGTTCACATGGGATTGGATACCGACAACAAATTTAAGCTTGGCGGGTTCTCGATGGGGGCCGTTGCACGAACGCTGTACCACGAAGGCAATGCGGTAGGCACGGTTTCTCAGTCTGGTGGCATTCCCACTGGGGCGATCATAGAAACTGGAAATCTTAATGGTGGAACATTCACTAAATACGCTGATGGAACATTAATTTGCCGTGGAATTTCACCGGGGCAAGCGACTGCAAACAGCGCAGGTGGGGCAATTTACTATTCAGGCGGCGTAGCATTTACATTTGCTTCGCCATTTGTTGCGGTGCCTGCTGTGGCTATACAAGCTTTAACTACGGCGGGTTATTTTTGCTGGGGGGCAGCAGAGGGTTCCGCAAGCACCACTGGCGTGACGGGGCGTGTAGTTTCCCCCGCTAATGGGGCGTCTTCATATCTTTGTTATATTGCTATTGGCAGGTGGTTCTGATGGATATTAAGCTTGCGCCACAACGCAGGGATGATGCTTTTGTTGTTGAGAAAAATGGGGCGGTTTTGATTATTAATGGAGAGGCTTTCGACTTTTCTCCCATGTCTGCCGGTTCGACGCTACCGCGATCTGCAATTGCTTCTGAATGGTTTGCGGGTGATGTTGAATATGAAACGGATTTGACTATCCACATCATGATGCCTGTTCCAGCAAATTACAGCCCGGAGCAGGCATACCCAGCAGATCTTATAGAGGTGCCTGACGGTATTGTGCAATTTCCCAAGCCTTTGCCACCGGTTCCGCCACCAGTATTTGGCATGAACGAGGGCGTGGAATAATGAGCAATATAGATTGGACCAAGTTAATCACCAAAGAAATGAAAGTTGCCGTCACCGCAGCGCGCATCCTGGCCGATGCCACGTCAGCTTTGAACAGCAAAAACGGTGCAGCGGCTTCTCAGATCTCCCGCATTCAGGATCGTATTGAAACGCTGGGCTACGGAATCGAAGCAGGAGAGGCGACCGAGCAGGAAGAGGCAGAAGCTGCTGCGCTCGCGCCTGTGCTCAAGGCCTGGAAGGCCTACAAGTACGCACTGGGCAAGGTGACCGCCCAACCCACGTGGCATCAGGCCCCAGTCTGGCCGGTCGCGCCTGCTATTCCAGAGATCGCCGCTGCACCTATGAACAGCTTCCAGATCAGCCTTGATGTGTCAGCCAATGCTCAATTGAACTGACCGTATTTTGTTTGTGCTTCGTAGCATCCAGGCTGATTTGGCGGAGTCGCGTTGCAAGATATGTTGCGAGGGTTCTCTTTGCCACCGAATTTGCCGGGGCTGTAGTTTGCACACCCAGAAATCAGCGCAATCATCAGCAACATCACGCACTTCATATTCATAAAGCCTCCTTGTTTAATTGATGCCTAAATGACGGTTTCAGTTATAGGGAGGACACATCGATGTTTTGCCTCGGTAGCCCCGAGTATTTTGTTTGGAGAAAATCGAATGCCCATCACAGCGCAGCAGTTGCTGCAGATCCTCCCTAACGCCGGCCAGAGAGCCGGCGTTTTTGCACCTGTCCTGAACACGGCTATGAGCAAGTACCAGATCGTGACGCCGTTGCGCATCGCGGCATTCATCGCCCAAGTCGGTCATGAGTCCGGCCAGCTGCGTTACGTGCGCGAGCTGGGCGGTAGTGCCTACCTGTCGAAGTACGACACCGGCAAGCTTGCTGAGCGGCTTGGCAACACACCCGAGGCCGACGGAGACGGCCAGTTGTACCGTGGGCGGGGCCTGATTCAGGTGACGGGGCGTGCCAACTACGAGGAATGCGGCGAAGCGCTGGGCCTCGACCTGATCAACCATCCCGAATTGCTCGAGCTGCCGCAGCACGCCGCAATGTCGGCGGCGTGGTTCTGGCACCGGGCCGCGCTCAACACGTTGGCCGACAAGGGCGATTTTCTGACGATCACCCGTCGCATCAACGGCGGCACGAATGGTCTGGCTGATCGGCAGGCGCTGTACGCCCGAGCGCTTGAGGTGCTGGCGTGAAGGCCCTGCCCTGGGAGGCAGTCGGCCTACTGCTGATCCTACTGGCGCTGGCCAGTACGTTGTACGGATCATACCGGCACGGCGTGACCGTCACCGATCTGGCATGGCAGGCGAAGTGGGCTGAACAGAGCAAGGTTCAATCCGAAGCGGTGGCCACCACAACCACCGAGTACCGAACCGAAGAGCAACGCCGCCAGAAAGCGGCCAACCAGGTGGCAAACGATGCAAGACAAGAACAGACCGCTGCGCTCAATGATGCTGCTGTCGCTGATGCTGCTGGCGACCGGCTGCGCGTCCAAGCCGGAAAGCTGGCAGCCTCGGCAAGTTGTGTGCCCGGCGATCCCGGAGCTTCCGAACGAGGCAAGGCAGCCAGACGCGCCGCCATGGTGCTCTCCGAATTGCTCAGCAGGTCTGACGCGCGAGCGGGAGAGCTCGCTAAATACGCTGACTCAGCCCGAATAGCCGGGCTGGCCTGCGAGCGATCTCAAAAATCCTTGATTACCTCTGAGTAACGGAAAAATAAAATGGCAACGACCCAACTGATTAAGCAATACATGGGCCAGACGCTTCTAATCGTCAAGGCAAACGGAGGTAGCGTGACCGTCGAAAAGCAGGTGGGTGATAGTTGGGTGGTGACGGATACCTTTACCGCTGACGGTGGGCATCTTCTGCAGCTCGGCAATTCTGCAACACGATTCACACCCGCTGGCGGTGCGGCTTATGAGGTGACTCGATGAGTCTTCTGGTCAATCAGGCTCCGCGCCGCCAACCGATCCGGCGTGGGCTCGGGCTACTGGGCGATAGCTTCTCGGGCAACTGCCACACCATCGCTGCGACGGCGTTCGGCACCGAGGCCTATGGCTACGCGGCCTGGATCGCGGCGCGCACCGGTCTGTTTCCCAGCTACCTTGACAATCAGGGCAAGCTCGGCGACCACACCGGGCAGTTCTTGGCCAGGCTTCCAGCCTGTATCACGTCGTCCACTGCCGACCTGTGGCTGCTTCTTTCTCGCACCAACGACAGCACCACGGCAGGTATGGGCCTGGCCGACACGAAAGCCAACGTGATGAAGATCGTCGCTGCGTTCCTGAATACACCCGGCAAGTATCTGATCGTCGGCACCGGTACGCCGCGCTATGGCGGCAGGGCGCTGGCCGGGCAGGCGCTGGCGGATGCGATCGCCTACAAAGACTGGGTCATCAGCTACGTCAGCCAGTTCGTGCCGGTCGTGAACATTTGGGATGGCTTCAGCGAAGCAATGACGGTTGAAGGCCTGCACCCAAACATTCTGGGTGCCGAGTTCATCAGTTCGCGGGTGGTGCCGATCATCATCTCCAACTTCGAATTCCCCGGCATCCCGCTGCCCACGGACGCTGGCGACGTTTACTCGGCCATTCGCCCGTTCGGCTGCCTCAATGCCAACCCGCTACTGGCGGGCACTGGCGGCACGCTTCCGGCTGGCGTGAATGCCGTGGCCGGGTCGGTGCTGGCGGACGGCTACAAGGGCGTAGGCTCTGGCCTGACCGGGATCACCACGCGGTGGTACAAGGAGCCTGCCGCCTATGGTGAGGCGCAGTGCATTGAACTGCGTGGCAACATGGCGGCGGCGGGCGGCTACGTGTACGTACAGCCAACAGCCAACGTGGTACAGACCAACCTGGCGGCCGGCGACGTTATCGAAATGGTGTCGGCGGTAGAAATCATGGGTTC